GATTTGCCATTGTTCTTGCAACAGACTCAGCTGACCTTCCTACAACATAACCTCCTAAACCTATTTGAAGAAGTGTCCAAACATCTCCTGGTAAAGTTATGGTGATGGATGCTTTAAAGAAAAATAATATTACTGGCCCTAATACGTAATTCCATACTAATATAAATATTAACACATACATTAAAAGTGGTCTCCAACTAGACGCAAACCAGCCAGCTTTTGCTTCAGCTTCAATAATTTTAGCTGCAGCTTGTAGTTCTGCTGTATTAGATTGTAATAGTTGTGTTTGTAATTGTGTTTTTAATTTAATGGCAAGGTCTTTATCTTCGACTGATTTATCAATTGTGTTAAATAAAATTTTCGCAAGTGGGGCAACTGCTTGTATGATTGGCAACATTGTTTAAACTTTTCTTTTCTTCTTTTACCAAAATATGGTGCCATTTGCAACATTATCTCCATAGCTTTTTTACCAGTAACTTTCCATGCATATTGTTGTTTTCTATTAGCCACAGGTTTAGGAGTATAAATTGATCCAATTTTGAAAAAATTTAGAAATCTCTCAACAATATCTCTGTCTATCATGTTGACATTTATGGTAAGATACATGTTATTTTTAGTATGTTTACCCCAAAGACCAAATGAACCTTCACCTTCAAACAACCCAGCAAGAAATATTAATTTTTCCTTTTTTGATAAGCTATTATAATTTTCCAATTTTAAATCTTTTTTTTAAATTAAATCCTCTAAAAGCTGGACCTCGAGGAGGAGGTGGTCCAAAACGTTTTCCTAAAATTTTAGGTTTTTTTATTTTGTACACTCTGTTTTAAATTTAATTGTTGTTTTTGTAAGTTTAATTTTTCTTTAGCAACTTTTAATCTTTCAGCTGATTGTTCCTCTTGATTCTCCATTTTCATTCTTTCTACATCAAATTTTTCTTCTAGTTCAATTTCTTTGCGATCAAGATCTTGTTGAGACTCTTGTGCTTTTCTTTGAATATCCATTGCTTTTAAATCTAATTCTCTTTGTTTAAGAGCAATTAAAGGATCTATTTGTTGAGAACCACCCTCTGCTTGAATAAGTTGCGCTGTTATTTCTGCAACTTTTTTTGCCACCATAGAGTTAAATTGTATTTGAAATCCCTCTGGATCTTTTTCTGACATAATAACCATTTCTTGCGACTCAGCTATCATAGCTCCTACCTCACCTTGAGCCTTAAAAGAAATATGATCTGATATATGTGCTTGAAGTAAAGCATATACCATTGGATTAATTTGTATCATTCTACTTTGTATGAATGCACCGTGAGCAGAAATGTGAGCGTCATGATCTTGATCAGGAAAAACTTGTAGTAATTCCATCCTTAAAGCTCTTGAATTTTCTATTGCAGGGTCTTGAGGCATAGGTTGTTGAGGTGGTGGCATTAATAAATCTATTTCTCTTGCGCCAATTGCTTCATAAACACGTCTATAAGCTTCTCTTAGGTCATGCATAGCAGGATTTGATTGAGCAATTTGTAATTGTGTTTGTGCGAGTGTAAATCTTTGAGCCATTGAAAAAATATTTGGGTCTGCAACCGGTATTACATCGACTTTGTCATCAAAATCTTCTAATTTTACTAGTCTATCTGCTCCTGTAACTGCATAAGGATAAATTGGAGGTAAATAAGTTGCAAAAACATCAGCTAAAAGGTTAAATTCTTGCTTCATGGTGTAGTAAATTCGTTTATGAATAGCACTCATGACCCTTGAACCACGTTCTAGTAGTGCAATTGTAGTTCCAACCGCTCTATTGGTAGCATCTTCACCTAATTGCATGTCAGCAATTGAAGCAAAACGTTGTCCAGCTTGAACACAAAAGCCTAAAAGTGAGAATAAAGTAGGACTTGGTTCTTTAAATGGTAAAATTTGAAATTGATCTTTGATATTTCCACCAGGTGCATCAACATCTCTAAATTCTCCAGGTTGAAAAGGTTGATCGTCGTCACGTATTCTTATACCTCTAGACTTAAATCCAGCTGGTAGATTAGCTAAAGTGCCAGCATCAAGTAATTGTCGTAGTGCAGAAGTTGCTGTTCTTGATAAACCACCAATCATATGTATCAAACCAAATCCATAAAAACCTAATCCTGGTAAAAATTTATAATGAACAAAATATTCTATTCGTTTCATTAATTCGTCATCTGGATTATAGTTTCGATAGATGGATAAAATTTCTTGTGAACCCTCATCAATACTAACAATGTAAGGGACTTTTATATTTTTATCTTTTTTTGAAAGTTCTGGATTTTTTTCATACTCTTCAAGATCTAAATCAACATGCATCTCTAAAATATTATGTTGATACTCTGTGTCACCTGTTGGTTTAACACCTTCAATCTCATCAAGCTTTTGTTTAAGGCTGCTTTCTTCTGGTCTTTTTATTAATAACTCAATGTCTCTATAAAAACCGGCTTTTTGTTTTTTTAAAACTTCATTTTCACTCATCTTAACAATATGGGTAATTCTTTCGCAATCTTGTAAATCTGTTGCATAATAAGGCACAACTAAATCTTGAGCTGGAACAAATTTTGCAACAGCCCTTTGCATTATTTCATCATAATAAATTTTTTTAAATGCGGATCCTGATATTGGTAAATAAAACAATAACTGGTCAAATTCTGGAGTATATTCTTGCATTCGATCTACTAACATATAGTTCATAAAATCTTGGACTCTTTGTGCTTGCTCTATTGTCTCTTTAGTAGCTGCTCCAACAACTTGCGTTCTGACTGGACCTTCTGGAGGTAATAATTCTTTGTAAGCTTGAGCTTGAAATTGAGTCACTGATTCTGCCAATAATGGATGTGTTACACCTGAAGCTCCTTGAAAAGGTCTGGTTTGATCTGTATATTTAAAACCTAGTAAATCTAAACCTTGAGTATAAGTTTGTTCCCAGTCTTGTCTTGATACTTTATCTCTCTTATAATCTTGAACCAAACTATTTGCCATGCGTGATAGAACTGTTTCGTCCATATCCTCTGCCAAATTCTTATAAAAATTATCTGTAGTTTCTTCTGTAGTTTCTGTAATTTCATCATCTTCGGCTGGTGTTTCTATTTCTACATCTACTTCTTTCTCTTCAAGTAGAGGCTCCTCTGTTTGATTATTCTTATCTACTTCAGCCATGGTTTATTGATTTGTTATAGCAAGGATTATATTATCACGCAAATATATTGACGACTAGACCGCCTTCTTTTTTGTACAATTTAAATGGTATTCCTTTCATAGTTTCAGTTACTTTAATTCCAAAAGCAGGATAGTAAAGATTAGGGTCGTTAGCCTCCATTCTAACAATCTCACCTCCCTCTCCTGTTAATCTTTTCCATTCTATTGCCTCTGCTTGAGTTTTAAAGGCAGCCCTATGTTGTTTTGATAATTCTTTAGGCACACCTAATGCTTTAGCAGCGTTTTCATCCATGCTTATAGATTTAACAATTTTAAATGGTTTGTTTGGATCAGATAAAGACACATTTATTGTCTTTGCTTCCGTATTGTATTGCCTTGCTAAATCCCTCATTCTATCAGGTATTACCGCAAATAATTTTGGATCTGTAAGTTTAACTTGACCTCCTTTAGTATCAGATTTAGCGTACACTCCTGGCCTACCAGCTTTACCACTAACACTTCCATAAAATTCCCAATCACCTAACTTACCATAATAAGGTTTTTCTGCTCCGGGAGCTAAATTTCTTAAAGCATGTAATCTTTCAACAGGATTTACAACAACCCAACTAATATTATTTTCAGCAGCTGATTTTAATGTTTGTTTTAAAGCATGATCACCATATGAGTCTCTACTAAAAAAAGGTAGGTAAGGAATTTGATTTTCATCTGTGTAACTAAATTTTTCTAAATTTTTTCCTACATTAGAAGCATTAAGTGTTTTTTTTCTAAGTTCATCAAAATTAGATGCTAGAAGTCTAAATTCAATTTTATCTTTGTCAGTCATTGCTGCACCTTTATCAGTTAATACTTTCATCTTATTTTTAAGATTGTTTAAAGCAACGTTAGCTTGATTAAATTCTTGTTCGGTGTTAAAAGGATTAATTACCTTAGATCTTGTTGGATCTGCTGGAAAAGCAACAGCTTGAACATCTGATTGTATTTCATCTATTGCATAAACTTTTTTATTTGGATTTCCCTCTAATGATCTTTTACCATATCTATTATGATAAATTTGATTTACAAAATTTTCGCCTTCCACATTCTCATAATGTCTTTGTGCTCCTAAAACTCCAGGTTTAATATTTTTATCGTATGGTATTTTTTTTATAAAAGCGACATCTTCGAAATAATCTTCAGAGCCTGACATTCTATAACTATATTGGTCACCATACCTAGGTGTTAATCCTCGAGCCATGCCTGAATTATCAAAATTTGCCTGTAACGATATATTTCTAGAAATTGCTCTACCTTTATTTGCTAGTTGAGATAAATTTTCTTGTGATATAAATTGCTCAGGATCTATATTAAGCTCTCTTTTAATACTATCTCTGACTCTTCCTAAACCAGATAAAGATTTTTCGTTTTTTTTAATTGAAGTAAAATATTCTTGAGGAAATTGTTTAGCCGGTAAACCTTCCTCTAAAATATTTGCAAATCTAGCTCTTACACCAACAGCACGAGATTTAGCTTCCATTATATCTTTTTGAACACTTACTATAAGATTTTGAATATTTACTTTTTCTTGCGTTGGCATCTTGGCATAATAATCATCTAATTTTTTGGAAACATCATCAAGTAGTCTCAATTCATCATTAACATAATCTGTTGCATTTTCTAGCATTTTTTCTGGTTTAGCATATCTAAATCTTTTAATGACTGTGTTTACAGCTGGCGATTTTTCAACCATTTGAATAAGATCTAGTTTTGAAACAGGTAAATTATTTTCTTTTGCTAATCTTAAAAAACCACCTACAAGTTTTCCTTCTTTATTAAACTGAGCAATGTTGGTGTCAAACAATTCTTCTTTTGTTATTGAGGCTCTAATTTTTGCACCTGGAACAGATAACTCAATAGAACTTAATCTATTAAAATTTGAAAATTCTTTAATCCATTGATCAGCGGGTAACGGTTTGTTAGCAGGATGTTGCGCAAGGTAATCATATAATGCAGATCCAAATCTTTCTTTTTTACCTCCTAAGGTTAATGGTTTTGTTTTACTAACATCTCTTAATTGTTTAAATTGATCTATGAACTGTTGATATTGTGAGGGTGCAACGTTTACAGCTTGCTGAGCTTTAGTTGGAACAACGTTTAAAATTTCAGCAACTGGATCACCAGGAATATCCGTGTTTCGTGATACGGGAAGCTGCGGTATTTTTTTGGTTGCAATTTCGTCTATTAATTTTGCACCAGGTAATCGTCTACGTGCTAATGCATAAATACCTAGACCTGTAGCTCCAAGTACTCCTAATCCTCCAGCTAAACCTAAGCCTGAATCTTCGGATTTTTTTGAATCACTGGGAACAGATGAGGTAGATTCAAAACCTAATTTTTCTTGTAAAAGTTTTTGAATTTCTGACATCTATCATCCTATATTAAATCTTTTATATAATCTTGACCTTTACCGATTATAAATCCGCCAGTCGATTTTTTAGATTTTTTGATGGAATCAATATAACTTCTATAAACACCAGCAGATGAGGCTTTACCCATTACACCTGCTCGTTGCTCCATAGCAATTGCAGCTTGAACTTTATGTG